TAAAGAATGGATTACGGTTAGGGCCACGGGTAGAACCCTGACCTTTCGGCAATAAAGTGCTAGGTACAATGTTTGGTGATGTAGCTTGACGATACATACGGGCTAATGCGTTATATGCAGTATTCTTACCCGCTAATACTTTAGCTGATGCCTCTACTCTAGCCACATCTGCCAGATCAGGCGCTAAATAACGTATCAAGTGAGATGTAGATGCTGCTGGTTCATTCAACTCAGTCGTTAAAGCCGTAGGAACTGCGATAGTAGTCGTTACAGCCGCTACAGTTTCTTCCAGGATAATCTCATTCTTTCTGAGGGTTTCCTGTGCTGTCACCAGATAATCTAAAGATGCCGTTAATACCGATGTAGGTGCTGGCATTATGTCGCTATGCGCCCCAATATGGCTTAACGCTCGTTTAATTATGGTGACTGCTGTACTCATATCATCTCTTTTGCTTGACCTACCCAATCATCACGGGTAATCCGGCCTTTAAACTGCGTTGGAAGCATGGCTTCTAATGTTTCTATCTTTTCAGGCGTTAAATGCGCTATTTGCTCGTAACGCTCTATACCCGCGTCTAAGAGTTTGTCTGCTAACTTAGCACCTACCCCTTTGATTTTAGTTAAATCGTCACTGGAAGGCTCTGAGACAGCCTGAGAGGGCTTATCGCTCATAGTGAGACTAAATCCAGCCTCTAACATGCCTTTTTCTTCATCAGCATCTTTTGCGATGCCCATGCACCATTCAGAATTAAATACCTGAAACGTGCCTTTTAATTTGCCCTTGTAATACAGGCTTTTTGGATATTCGATCATATTCCCCCCACGGAATTAGTAGGAATAACCCCTGCCGAAACAGGGGTATCCCATGAAAGCGTGACTAGATAGCCGCGCCTTGACTTGGTAACAACAAACCACACTTAAGCGGATCAACCACATTGGCCTTAGACCAAGTAGTGAAACGATATTTAGTGGCTAACGTGTCAATTGTGCCTTGACGGATAAACGCAACACTCAAGCCGGAGCTAGTTGTGTACGTACCCAAGACCGTTGCAGCAGAGCCAGCTAGGGCTTCTACGTTAAGGTCTGAAGCGAACAATCGAACAGCGTTTTTAGTTGTGAACACAGCAGGAGATGAAGCAGCCGTGTTTATCGCAGTAATTACCGCGCCATTACCTGGAGCAGCGCTTACGTTCTGATAAGCACCAGCAGCAACAATCGCGGGTGAGATAGTTGGAGTAGTAGTACCCCCACCTGAAATCACACGGAAAGTCATCAACTGACCTGTATCGGTTTTAGTATCAATACCAACTCGATTAACACCAGCGATAGTGAACACATCACCGTTAGTCAACGAACCAGACGTATTAGTCACAGTCAAAACCTGTGTACGAATGTCGTTATTACTAGGTGCAGATGGTGTTACGTCAGACTCGTATGCAACTGGATCGCTGTCTTGGTTCGCACCATTAACAGTTACAGTCGTTACAGAGTCAGCCGCAATCTCTTTTAGAGCATTTGTTTTAAATGTCTGGAAAGAGGCCACCTGTGGGAGTTGAGCGTTGCCATAAGCAGCGTGGTCACGACTATTATCAGTCGCTCTCATGCCTAACTCATTAGCAAGCCCCATGCCCATGCGTGGATTCAAGTAAAGGAATCGCTCATCAGAGCCAGCCTCTATTTCATCCAACATTGCATCTGCTTTCGCAAAATGTGAGTAGGTAGTCAGTGCAGTCGTTTCAGCACCCACTAACGCGCCCTTATCGATAATGGTATTAGCCACATCGGTAGACACATCACTGGATATTTTACGAACCGCAGCAAGCATGTTGCCTGAAACGCGCTTGTTTACATTGCCTTCAATAGCTGACAACGTAAATGATGCGTTCTTAATGTCACTGGCAGACAGAGAGATAGGAACAGTGATGTCCGTAATATCTTTGTAGTCAGATGAAACATCCAGACCTGTACTTGACTCGATTTGGTATGCGTAAGGGAGTCGGATTGTTTGTCCGGCACTCTCAGCAAACCCTGCGTCAGGCTTGTAAACCTCCGCATTGTTTGCGAACACATTGCTGGCTTCAAACGCTTCACACGCTTCTTCCCAAGCAATTTGCTCGACTTTAGATAGGCTGTTTGCCATGATTTACACCTTTAGGATTAAGATTTAACCCCAGCTACACGTGCCTCCCGCTTCAGCCCTATAAGTTCGTTCATGCTTATCTTCCCTGCGATCTGGTCTGCGCGAGCTTTCTCAATTCGCTTTTCCCAGGTCATGGTCGATGCTTGACCGCCCTCTAGTGGCTCATCAGGTGGTGGTGCGTTTAGGGTTTTAGGTGCAGCGCTTAAACGGTCAGATAATCGAGTTAACTCAATCACCAACCCTGTAGGGTCAGTGGCAAACATTTCTTTAAGCCGTTGAGCTTCTTCTGGCTTCTTGCCGAGCGAATACAACATGGCAGCAGACGTACCTGTATAACGGGTGATTACTTCCTTGCTGACCTCATCCCCTAGTATTTGACGGGCAATGTTCTCAGTATCGGAAAAATCATCTGCTTTCAGATCCGCTGCGCTCTTGTAATGCGCATCAAGCCCCTGTTCAAAGCGTTGCTCATAATCCGCTTGTGCAACCTTCTGCGCTTCGGTTTTAGAGTATTGCTCCAGGACTTGCTTAGCACTTGCTTGTGCCTTTGTTTCAACGTACTTATCGAGTGCTTGCTGGTATTCCTTCGGATTATCAAAATCAAGCTCGTTTGGTGCAGTAACAACTTCGGGCGTTTTGACTTGCAGCCGGAGAAGTTCTAATTCTCGGTCTTTGGCTTCTGCCTCGCGCTCAGTCTTGTCAATGCGTTCCTTCCACTTATTCTTCTGCGCTATGTGAGCCGCAGTAGGCATAGTTTCAGGTGCTGGCTTGTTTTCTTTCTCCGTTTCAGTCTCAGTAGTTTCTACTTCAACTTCTTCAATTACCTTTTCTTCGGGCATAGCTTCGCCCTCAGCGTTACTCGCTGCTTCTGTCATCTTTAACCTCGATTTAGAGTAAACCTACATAGACTGTGTAGTTCAGTTGCCCATTAACCTCTGGACGGGAGTAGTGCTAGTTGCCTAGCTGCTAACGTAATTGGCCTGACCGTTAGCTGTCTCTTTCTTTAATTCTGCTTGTAGAAGTGCTGTCTCAACTTGAACCTTCTTGGATTCTTCCAATTTCTTCAGGTTGTCGAACTTCATGCCTTCTATCTTCTGTTCGTTCATTGCAGCTTGGGTCTGTTGCTCCATAGCCGCAGCTTCCATCAGCAAATCGTTAGGACTCTTAGCGCCCTGCTGTTGCTGTAGTTGCTCTACAATTTTCTGTTCTTCTTCGCTTTCAGGTTCTGCACCTTCAGCAAGCTGTTGTTTCCTGATTTTCTTCTGCAATGCACCCAATCCTTGATGCGGTAGTAACTGAATGACCTCGCCTAACGTATCGTTAAACAATGGGTGTTCAGGCGGCATTACACTGAGAACGTCTTTAAGCGCCTCTACGCCTTCCTCACGCTGAGTGCTGTATTCCTTCGTAACATCGACAATCGCTTCAAAGGAACCCTCTGAGGCGTTGTTAAGGTACTTCACACCAGACTTATCAGGTCTAGGTGTTAATAGCTTGACAGGTGTTGTCGCGTCCTTATCGTTAACCAGTTGAACGATGCGCCCAAAGTTATCTGAGCCGCCGTATACTTCAGCCGCTTGTGATCGGTATACATTGCCAAAGTGCTTGAGACTTGAGCGAATGTTGTCGAATATAGGCTGCGTATTCTTGTCAACACGCTTGATAATGGCGTTGATAGCCTTACCACTCGCGTTAGGGTCTGCAATGTCCTGCGGTGAACCACCTGTACCCATGCGAATAAACTCACTCGTCATCTGGATAAGGGATGCAGCAGCAGGGGCTAGCGTAGAGCCTGGAATCTGTCCAACTGGCCCTAAATGTTTAATCTCACCTGTAACCTCGTCAATAACAGGATCAGCGAGTGCATAAGGTGCTTGGTGTAAGTTCTGCGCCCAAGTTCCCTTCAATCCACTCACTTGTTCAGGCGTGAAGATCATCTTGCCTTCATGTGAGTGTGCAGCACCTTCAGCCGCTAACGAGACAGACATATTCAGCAATCGCTGAGAGTCCATACGCTTACGGATTACACCGTGATAATACTCAACACCATCCACAAAGCCTCGATACCCATAAACAGGTATGACAGGAATATACTTACCCGCAACACGAGTAGGCTTTTCTAGTATTTCGTCACCAGTGAATATCGTTTTAATCACCTGGCGCTGCTTGATGTATCTTTCGCGGGTCTTGTTATACCCACTAGCGAGAAGCATAGGCTCCTCACGTTCAATTTCTTCTTTACCGTAGAGGTGGATTAGTTCCTTATCGTCTACGCTGTAGTAACTAGCAACTAATGTGCGCTTCTTCTCAATCTCGTAGCGCGTACCAACGTAAACTAAATCATTGGTGTTCCAGTTAAACGAGGTCTTGCTTCTAGGCTGTAGCGTGGATACGTTAGCATCAGGCCACATTTCCTCGAACACTTCCCGTGTGTACGGTGTCAGTACAGTACAGCGTCTTGCGTCTGACTTATCTTTACGTCTTGCGCCTGAGTCGAATATGACGTTAGCGTAAGCGTTAGGACACTCAGTAACCGCTATGTTCTGGTGTAGATTGTCTGGATCATCTTCGTCAACGTATTCAGTATTGAGAATAACCGCGCCAAATCCACCAGCCATTGCTTCCATAACAGCCGTATCAATAGCATCCTGACCGTTCCTGCGCCGCATATCCCTGCGATATAATCCGTCTAGTAGTTCTGCATCCTCCTCAGTAGTAGCGTCATCATCAGGCGAGTAGTTAACCCCCATCCGATTATCAACCCAATCAGCATACGTGCGCCATAAATGCTCGGAACACATATCCACTTCAAGCTTGGCACGATTCTCATACTCATTAGCAAGATAGCCTTCCCATTGTCCACCAGCGACTACAGCAAAGCGTATTTCTTCATTAGCTTTCTCGCGCTGCTCTGCGGTAGCGTTATAGTCAAGCTCAAAATCCTGCTTGTACTGCTCGGCTGTGTTTGGTCGCGCCTTAATGCTATTCATGCAAAGGCGCTATAAGCTGTAGGTACGGTAATATCACGATTTTTATTCTTATTATCTCGTTTAGTCATGCGTGGAAATAGCTCAGTAAAGGCCCATATCATCGCGTCTGCTCGGTCAGGTGACTTAACACCCATATACCCGTTAGTTGTCATAGCGGTTAGCTGCTCCTCTATCTCAGGGAAGTAACCGATGTGACGTATCTTTTCTAGCTCATATAGCGCTGCTATAGGCTCTGCTCGTACTGTCTTGCCTCGTGAAGCTCTCACCTCACCGTAAGCAATGTTTGGATTACTGGCGCGAATGACCGACTCCACCATCGCACCACCGTAATTAATCTCTGCAACTACCTTGTCAGCTCCATGACGGTCGTAAGCATCTGTGGCTACCTTGCCCCACTTCTCAGGACTGTAACGACCTGATAAATCCTCTATTAAATATCCCTTACCATCTGAACCTAACGCACAAACTACAATCCCTACCTCATCTGATCGCTCATCATCCTCACCACGGCAGCCTGAAGGGTCAACCGCTACAATTATCCGTATAAACTCAGGGATAACGTCTGTGA